TACAGATCTGTTACCAGATTCCTTGTGCCCGCACCTGGTTCGATACGCTTAAAAGAAGCGGACCAGTCAATAGCACTGACTATCCTTTCCCTTTCATACTGGCTCCATGCACCGCGATGATTCAAGGCAAAACTACGTAAGCCACTATTCACACATCGCGTAGCCCGCAAAAGGTACTCCCCATACGATTGCAGTACAGGACAGCCTGCGTGTTCATGCAACAAACTAAGAGCTTTGCAACGCAACAGCTGCATATGAACTGTCTTCTTCGATCTAGCGTATTTACCCGACGTCCACCCGACCTTGGCAAGCTTTGCCCACGGGTTTGTGACATTAATCAATTCTTCAGGATCGAAATGCAATTTGCAAAAGCCAGCTTTCTCAATTTGTCCAAAGGATTCCAATTTGATGACTAACCCAAGATCCGCAAAATCCTGCGTCGTTGGGACATTGCCTACAACTGAGAACAACCCATCATCTCCTTCTACCACGCCATCCACCCAGGAAACTTTCAAACGCTCACATAGGAACAACATGAACATTAGATTAGAGAAACCATTCCCCAGGGACGTACACATTTCTCCAGACATGCGTGTAGCACTAACCGTCGTGGAGAAATGCTTAAAACGACACACATTGCGTCCAGTGAGTGTCGAGTTGACAAGATGGAACCACCACCGACCACAAGGCAACAACTGAGTCATATATTCATAAAGCTGCATCTCAACAGAGGACATAACTTCACGCGTGAATAATGACTCAAATGCAGTGTAATCGGTGGCTACGTAAGTGGCCCCAACCCGGTATAACTTGTCACGAATATACCGTGCCCGTTCAGGAACGGGAACATGCTTGATAAAATGAGGATTAGAGTAAACTTGATCCTCAATTAACTTGAATACTGGACCGACAGCACACTTGAATACATCACTTCTCGAGTTAATACCACGCGGGTACTTATATTCCTCATAGTGCTCGTCTTTCATAAACGATTTGCATTCAAAGAGTTTTCTCAGTTTTCGGTCTTTCTTCCAGTCCATACCTGGTTGAAAATGTAAAAGTATCTCCCCCGAATCCTCCCAACATGCTGCAAGCTCAGCCTTTCTCCAATCAGGATGATTCACACGTCGCAACCACGTGGCAACTGAAACATCCGATGCAGGAGAGAGAGGAGTGAGGTTCCGTCTAATCCACCGGTAGACAAACCGGCCCAATTTATCCAGCAACCGGGCTTTTGGAGCTGGAGGGCGAAAGGCAAAGCGCTTCCGAACCCCCGAAATCATCGACACGGGGTCTACTGGATCAGGGTGAGGCAAGCATACCCCACGGATCTGACAACCAAGACCAACCGCGACCGGAACTCGTTTCGATAGATCAACAGGACGGGGAGCAGTAATAGCAGTACCTTCTTTAAT